TCCTGAAATAGCTGGTGAGCTTAAAAAAGATGGAAAAAACTATATTACTTATCTTCATTCATGGGCTCAGGGTTTATTTCATAATATTAGCTCTTTTGTTCATACTTTAGAACAGAGATTTAGAATGAGATTTTTTAAATCATATCTTAAGAAAAAATATAATTACAACCTAAACACTGATAATTGGTTTCAAGTAGTTCACTCTGATGATAAAAATGAGGTTATTTTAATTCCCAAGATATTTATCAAAGAATTTGTTAAAGTTAATACTCTAATTCCAAGACTCTTTGGTTTAGAAGCTTCTTCAACTAAAGATTCTTTTTCAGTTATATGTTCTGAGATGGTAGGAGTTCAAAATTTCAAAGGTAGTATGCTGGATAATGGTATTAAAGTAATATCTCAAATATTCAACAAATGTGAAGATAAATTATGGATAGATAATTATAAATATTTAGTCAGTAGAGCCACTTCTTACTTCGTTAAAAGCAATGATATATTCGGAGCACAATTTATAGAAAATATAGGAAGAAAAAGATTAACAAGACTAACAGGAATATCAAGAGAAAATATGAATCTACCCGTAGATTATTTTGGAAGAAATGAAAGAGATTTAATAAGTATTGTCAAATTTGGTAACTTTTCGGATTGGATATGTAAATCTTATATTAACAAATTTAATTTTGAAAACTTTATAACATTAATATCTTGTAATGACTTTAAATATAAAAAATTTATTTCTCCTAGATTAAGATCTTTAATTAAAAAATATGTTAATGATGGTTTACTCTTAGATAGAGAATTTCTGAATTTAGATGTAAGTGAGACACAAGAAATTTTTATTAAAATGATAAACACCAGTATGATAAAAAATAAAAAAGAAATGATAATCACACAGGACAACTTGAAATTTATAAGGTTTGTTAGATATGTAAATTCTGCTAAGATGAGTTTTGAGAAAATTGAAGTTGATTACAATAACATCAATGAAATTATTAAAGATGATCCTGAATCTGAAATTTTGCTTAAAAATTACAAAGATTTCATTACTAACATAAGATTTTTTGAAAAGAAACTATCTGAGTATTCAGAAAAAAATGAAGATGTTATTTCTAATGAAGAAAAAGAAACAGAGATTAAAACATCTAAGTTGGACAAGAAAGATGATTTAATTAAAATTAAAAAAATTGAAAAAAG